TGAGTATTAGAAATATCTTCATCGTCGGAAATGTGCTTAAGTTTACAGTTAAAAATGTGTTCACTGTCATCATCTTTATGTTTAGAATCTTTGATATCAGATATAGCCCATTGATGATTTAGATTAATAGAATTCCAATTTGTGCTATTTAATGAAAAAAATCTATCATATATAGGTATATAATTTTGAACATTTGTTAAATTTATTTTTTTGTTAGTTTGAAACTTGTTGAAAAGATTAATATTCTTTCTCTTCTGGTAATTAACGGAGATAGTCATTAGCTAATAAAAATATTAATTAAAATAGTATTTAACTTATTATTTTAAATAAACTTTAAAGAATCCTTAATATCTAAAATTTTATATCAAATTCGTTAAGACAAATTATTTTTATATGTCTAATATAAATATATGAATTTAGAGTTAAAACGTTTTGATATGAAGAGTATAAGCTTTAAGCCAAATGAATCTAAGGGTCCAGTTATTGTATTAATAGGAAGGCGTGATACTGGTAAATCTTTTTTAGTTAGAGATCTATTGTATTATCATCAGGATATTCCAATTGGTACAGTTATTTCTGGAACTGAAGAAGGAAACGGTTTTTATGGTAAAATGGTTCCAAAATTATTTATTCATAATGAATATAATACAGCAATTATTGAAAATATATTAAAAAGACAAAGAGGTGTTTTAAAACAAATAAAGAAGGAAATGGAAACTTTTAAACGCAGTACAATCGATCCTAGAACATTTGTTATTTTAGATGATTGTTTATACGATAACACATGGGCACGTGATAAAATGATGAGATTATTATTTATGAATGGTCGTCACTGGAAAGTTATGTTACTCATAACTATGCAATATCCATTGGGTATTCCTCCAACTCTAAGAACTAACATTGATTATGTATTTATTTTAAGAGAACCATATATTGCGAATAGAAAACGTATTTATGAAAATTACGCAGGTATGTTTCCAACACTTGAGTCATTTTGTCAAGTGATGGATCAATGTACAGAAAATTTTGAATGTTTAGTTATAAATAATAATGCAAAATCAAATAAATTACAAGACCAAGTATTTTGGTATAAAGCAGATCCTCATAATGATTTTAGATTAGGTTCAAAAGAATTCTGGGATTTATCTAAACAAATTAATGATGATGATGAAGATGGTGAACAATATGACCCAAATAATGTGAAAAAGAGAGGACAAGGTCCAAAAATAGCAGTTAAAAAGAGTAAATGGTAATTATTTTTAATAAAAGATATATATAATGTTTTTTATTAAACTTATAAATTTAGGATTTATTACCATTGTTAGTGGTTATTATTTATTTAACAATAATCACCTGTTAATTGCTAAGAATAATATTAAACTAAATTTAAAAAAAGAAAATAATAATAATAAAATAGTAAATTTATATAAACCAAAGACAGATAATCAAAGTAAATACGTAACAGCTCTGAATAATAAAGAAGATAATATAATTATTGTAATAGGTCCTGCAGGAACAGGAAAAACATTAATGGCATGTAATAGCGCTATAAACTATTTAAAAGAACAATCTATTGAGAAAATAATTATAACTAGACCAGTGGTTCCAGTTGAAGAAGATATAGGATTTTTACCAGGAAATTTGAATAAAAAAATGGATCCATGGACTAGACCAATTATTGATATATTTGAAGAGTACTACACTAAACCAAATATAAATAATATGATTTTAAATGGTCAAATAGAAATTTCTCCACTTGGTTTTATGAGAGGAAGAACATTTAAAAATGCATTTATTATAGCAGATGAAATGCAAAATAGCAGTCCAAATCAAATGTATATGTTACTAACAAGAATTGGAACAAATAGTAGATTAGTTATAACAGGTGATTTGGAACAAAGCGATAAATTAGAAAAAAACGGTTTAAAAGATTTAGTCAATAAATTAAAAAATACAGAGTTAAAATTAAACAATATTATGCTAATAGAATTAAATAATACAGATATACAGAGAAGCGAGTTGGTAAATCAAATAGTAAAATTATATGATAGTAAACCTATAAAAATAAATAATGTAATAATAACTAACAAAACAGTACCCAATCAAATAATACCTGTAAAAAAATATATAAATGAAAATATTAATAATGATTCGGCATTAATTCCAAGAAGTCATATGAACAATTTAATATATTAATATAGTTTATTAAAATGAATTAAATATAACTATAATAATATTTTAAAATGTATCAAAGATTACCATCAATAGTAGTTGGAAGTTGGGGATTATTAGGATTTTATCGTGGAACTCAATATTATAATTTCTGGCATGAAGAAGATATGAAAAAATATTTGAAAGAACCTAAAATACATGAAAAACCTCAATATTTTTATTTACATAAAGTTGGTTTTGGAGGACTAGCAGCGGGAGCTTACATATTTCCATTATTTTGTATATTTCCAGTAATACAAGAATTAAAAAGATTAGAAATTAATTTACGTGGATTAGAAGAAGAAAAGAAAAAACCGGAATATTATAGGGTGTTTTAGTAAAATTTATTAATTAATTATCAATAAATTTTATAATATTTATACTTAATCTTTCTTGTTAGCAAATGGTCCTGATTTCAATTGGCTTTGACCATAATCAGTCTTTCCTACAACAACATTTTCTCCATCAAACAATTCGCTTCTAATATCAGCAACAGAGATGCTCTCAGGTTCCTTAGTGCTAAATGTTTGTTCAGTAGTGTTATGTCCAACACCAACAAGATTGCCCTCTTCATCAATATCTTGAGTAAGAACATTACCATGCTTCTCAGCATTCTTCTTATTCTCATCAATTGCCTTTTGTTTAGTTTCCTTTACACGTTGTTCAAATGCAGTTTTAGCAGTTTCCTCATTCTTCTTCTTTTCATGAGCAAGTTGATTTAATTCCTCTTCCATATATTCAACACGTCCAGTCTTATATGCTTCAGGTTCCCAAGGTAGCCAAGTACCAACAGGTCCAACAAAAACATCAAAAGATGGGTCGGTCTCTCTCAAAAGTTTAGCACGTAATTCAGCTTCTTCTTGAGATGCAAAATTACCTCTAGATTTAAAACCACTAACAGAAGTTTGGAAGTTGTGCTTTACATTAAATTTCTTTTCTAGTTCTTCTTCGTCACGATCTAAAAATGTCTTGTAATCATCTTCAATTGACGAATTAATAATAGTGTCGCGTTCTTCTTTAACGAAAGTTTCAAAGTCCTTAATCACCTCTTCAAATTGTAATTTGTACTTAAATGAAATAAAATTCAAAAATTGATGGAACTTTTCCATAGATTTATTCATTTCCCATTGCTTTAAGAATTCTTCAAAATAAAACATTTCGCGTTGTTTTAGGATCTTTCCTGGGGAAATAAATGAAAAACATCCAAAATTTTGTCCAGCTATAGGCTTGTCAACTTCCAATAAATCAACGTATTTAGGATTAGGCGAACCGTCCTTTTTTTGCTTTCTCTCAAACCCCTTTTTTCCGGCGTTATTTTTACTCATTATAATATTTAGTAAATTATTATTTTTAAGTTTTAATTTTACAAATTATTATTTTTTTCTTTTTAATTTATATAAAGATGGGTATGTTTGATGTTACCGAACTTATTAAGCGCATTATTAAGTATTTGATTGAAGGTTTGATGGTTGCTATTGCTGCTTTTGCTATTCCAAAACGTTCATTGAACCTTGAGGAAATTGCTTTAATTGCCTTAACCGCTGCTGCTACTTTTGCTATTTTAGATACTTACATTCCTTCAATGGGTGTAACAGCTCGTTCTGGTGCAGGATTTGGCATTGGTGCTAATCTTGTTGGTTTCCCTGGTGGTCTTTAAATTACTAACAATATTTAGATAAATAATATATTTTAATCATATTATAATATATTATGGCAAAGCATAGAAGATATAGTAGAAAAAGAAGTCAAAGAAGAAATAGAAGAGCTTCAAGAAAAATGATAGGTGGGGTTGATTCACCAAATCAAAGTTCTGTTTCTGGTCAAGGACTAAACATGTCTGATTTAGATGTATCAGGTCAAAGTTCAGTTGTTGGTCCAGGACTAAATATGTCAGATTTAGATGTATCAGGTCAATCTAATATATCAGACCAACCTAATGATGTAAATATTCAACAAGGATTTCAAGGATGGGTAAATCCAGATTATTCAGGAAATACAACATTTGAAACATATCAAAGTCAACAATCAAATAATTCAGGGTTTTCACTGCCTTCAGTATTAGAACAAGAAAGTATTGCAACATCTGTAGGTAGTGAACAAGGACCTTTTGATGCGGATATTTCTATGATATCTGACGACGAAGAAGATGTAGGTTATATGAGCGATGGTTCTAATGATGAACAACCTCCTTTTGGGGGTAAACGAAGAACTTTAGCAAAGAAGAACAAAAGAAAAACTAATAAAAGAAAAACAAAAAAATCAAAGAAAACTCGTAAAAATAGAAAGAGAAGACAACGTGGTGGAGATGGATTTACGACATCTATAACCACTAATCCAATAGCATATAAAGAAGACGAATACGACCAATTTAAAAATGCGTTAAATTATAAGTCTTAAACAGTAGGAATAAATTCCCAATCTAATTCAACACACATTTTCTTCCAAGTCTCATCTTGTTCAATTAATTTTTCACGATCTTTTAATAAAGGAATATCATGTAAATATTGTGTTTCTTCAAGTAATTCACAAAACTTAAAAAGTACATAATAATAATTCAAAAAATTGACTCGGTAATCAGGACAAGTTTTAGCATATGGAGCTTGGATTTCCATAAAAAGATTACATAATGTGTCTTCAAGTTCAGGAGTAAATACAGGTGGTTTAATACCTAATTTATTTTTAATAAATGCGATGTGTTCATAATATTTATTAAATCCTAATTTTTTAAGGATTTCCTTAGTTTTATGGTGTGTTAGTTGCTCAAGTCCAATTCTCTCTTTTTTAATTTGTTGTTGAATTTGTTCAATAACTTCATCTGGAATTTGAGTAGTTTCTTTACCTTGAAATTGTGCTAATATTTCTTTAAAATGATTAATTTTTTTATAAGCATAAAAACAAACTTCTTTTGGAGGTTCTTTATAGCTTGGCTTTTCATTTTCAATAAGATATGGAATATTAATAGCACATATATTACAAATTAGTACACCCTCATCATCAAGTGGAATCATTTCGCCTTTATAACAGTTTTGACATATATCAGTTTCTCTAACAAATGAATTTATATCTAAAAAAGATTCATCAATATTACTTAAATATTTTTGAACTAAATTTTTATTCTTATTTTCGCTAATATTTTTTTCTTTATCTGTGTCTTCTTGTTTTATTTTAAAAATGTTAAAAAGTAGTTGATTTTTAGATGTAACAACCTTGTTAGGTTCTTCAACATTATTAATATTCTTTTTATTTTCAAAATATTCAAAAATATATTTTGAATTATCAAGAAAGTAATTAGTCTTTTTGCATTTTAACTCTTTTATAGTTTCATTAATTTCCTTAATTCGATCTTTAATTTCCATAATTTCATCAATTGTCAGTTCAGTTTCAAGTTCAAGTTGCTTATGTAGACTGTATCTTTCTTCTTTTAATCTAGGAATAATATCAAATTCATCTTTAGTAAATTCATTTACAAACTCTTTATGCTTACCATCAAGAGTAGTTGTATACTTTTTACATACCTTAATTTTTTTAGCAGCCTTTGGTTTAAATGATGGCATTAAAATATATATATATGATTTGGTAGAAATATTTAATTATTTATTTTCAGAAATATATAAAAATTAAACTTAAAAACACATCTTCAAAATAAACATATAGATGTCAAAAGAATTAATACCATATATTATTCTGGAAGCACATCCAGATTGGAGAGGACCATATATATTACCTATTTATGGAATGACGCCACAGGATAAATTAGATGAAGTACTATTAGGAGCACTAGTAGATTTTGTATATTACAGAATAGATATTGAAAATCTAAATAGTGTTGATGATATAGAAAAATTTTGGGAAGATTTTTATGATGATTGCTATATGGACAATATTCCATGGGAAGCAACAGCAATTATAGATGGTATATGGAGAAATGTTAACCCAAGTAATGAAAATTTATTTAAAGCTCTTATAAAAGAAAAAAATAAATGTTATATATCATCAGATGATAATGATGAAAATTATGATAATGATGATAAAGAATCAGTAAAATCATCAGAAACAGAAGAATCAATAATAATAGAAGAAATTAATGAGGAAAATACGATACCGTTAATATTGGAAAAAATATTTAACAGTTAAATCAAAAATTGAATTATTTAAAGACATATCGTATATATTATAAAATATATAAGATGACTAATTTGCTAGATAAGATGTTTATTAAGAGATTTTGTTTGCCGATAGATTCGGATATTACACTTTATGAGAATGGAAAAGAAAGTATTAATTCTTGTTTGTGCGGACATTATAATCACGTGTCATGTGTTTTACAAGGGAAAGGGGGATATGAAAAAGGCTAGAATTTTAAGTTATGGTGTTAATAAAATGGGAGATTCTGATGGATTACAACCAGGAATACATGCAGAATATGATGCAATAAGAAAGTTATTACCATTAAAAAGAAAGAAAAGATTAGTAAGTATAAATATATTAGTAGTAAGATTATCAGGAAAAAATAAATTACAATCAAGTAAACCTTGTGTAAAATGTATAAACACAATGAAAATATTACCACCAAAATTGGGATATAAAATAGAAGATATTTATTATTCAAATGATAATGGAGAAATAATAAAAACAAATATAAAGAATTTAGAAAGCGAAGAACCTCATTATTCTAGATTTTATAGACAAAATAAAAAAACAGGATAATAAGTTAAAAGAAGAAATAAAGAATGATACTTAAGTTTAAGAGATGGAAATAGAAATAAAATTAGAAGACAAACAATTAGAGATAGACAAACTAAAATTTCAGAAAATGGTATTTTTATTTAACGCTTTAGACAATGGTTGGTCAATAAAAAAACAAAAAGATTCATATATATTTAAAAAAAATCATGAAGGTAAAAAAGAAGTATTTGATGAATCATATCTTGCCATGTTTATGAAGGATAATGCAGATATAAATAAATTACTTTCGTAAATATGAGGGATGAAATAATAAATTAATTAATTTAATTAAAATTTAATTAATTAATTTTCCAAAAAATTTTTTTCTTTTAGGAATGTATAAAATGGGAGGCGGACTCATGCAACTCGTAGCTTATGGTGCACAAGACGTGTACTTAACTGGTAATCCACAAATTACTTTCTGGAAGGTTACTTATCGTAGATATACTAACTTTGCCATTGAATCCATTGAACAAACTTTCAATGGTCAAGCTGATTTCGGACGTCGTGTCCAATGTACCATCAGCAGAAACGGTGATCTTGCTTACAGAACTTACTTGCAAGTCACTTTGCCTGAAATTAACCAACTTATGGGTATTGCATCCTTCGCTGCTGGCGTTGGTTCTGGTGTCTATGCTCGTTGGTTAGATTTCCCTGGTGAGCAATTGATTGCTCAAGTTGAAGTTGAAATTGGTGGTCAACGCATTGACCGTCAATATGGTGACTGGATGCACATCTGGAACCAGCTTACAATGACTGCTGAGCAACAACGTGGTTACTTCAAGATGATTGGTAACACCACTCAACTTACATTCATCACTGATCCTTCTT